AACTCAAGGCACCTCCGGTTGGATTGTTTGAGGGCGAAACACCTGGACGTATCGTTATGCGTTTGCAACCACATGCTCACCTTGATATCCAGATTGATGTGAAGTCTCCTGGACTTGGCGAACAAGTTGAGTTGGCAACACTCACTCACAGATATCCTGACTGGTTGGGTGTAGATGGTTATGAAAAACTATTATATGATGCTCTTCATGGGGATCAATCTCACTTTGTTCATGCAGAAGAGGTGTTGGAATCATGGAGAATCGTTGACAATCTTCTTTGTACTGGTAAGCAGTGTCCTATCAGGACAGCACCATACGTTTACCATGAAGGACAGTGGGGACCAACTCATAAGACAGACATGATTACCAAATGGGACTATCCGGAATAGCACACAGTGCAGCTAAATTTGCTGCACACGTTCTAAATAACCCTTATACTCTGGGTCTTATGGCGTGGGTATTAGTTTTCGTTCCTGTCTTAGGTATGTGGGCAGTCCACAAATACGGATGGGAGCACTGGGAACCATTTACTAAGCGTCATGACACATAGGTGTACTGAAATCATCCCCGAACACACTGTGACAAAAGCAGAAGTACAGGAGATGATTGATGATGCCATCAGGCAACACAATCGTAATGCATCAATGATTAGTATGGTCCTTGGGATTATATTTTTCGCCCTCTTTGCTGATGGATTCTTTAGAGTCATTGGTATGATTCCTCCCTTCCTGGGAATCGATGTCAATATTATCAAAGAAGTTGTACGGGAAGTTATTGAAAAAATTCAATCATGAAAGTTGGAATCATTGGTCTAGGTAGGATGGGCGAGGGTATGTCTCGCCGCATGCTAGCAGCAGGCATCGAAGTCCATGGATACAGAAACAACTACTCAAAAGCACAGGAACAATTTGAGAAGGGTTATCTTAGTGGGGTCACCACTTCTATTCAGACCCTGACTGAAGTAGTTCATCAATCAGATAGTCAGGTTGGCAAGGCACCTGGCATCTTCATGATGGTAGTCCCTGCAGAAAACGTTGAGGGAACCATCGATGAGTTACTACAGTTTTGTGGTGAGGGTGATATTATTATTGATCACGGCAATAGCAACTTTGCGGATTCTCGACGGAGAGCAGAAAGGCTTTCTAAGTTGGGCATCCAATATCTTGACTGTGGCACTAGTGGTGGTGTGTATGGTTTGGACCGTGGATACTGTCTTATGGTTGGTGGTTCAGATCATGCAGTATCCGTCTGCTCTCCAATCTTTAGAGCACTCGCACCTGGTATTGCCTCTGCACCCCGTACAGATCCACTCACCCATGCAACCTCTGCAGAGTATGGGTGGTTACATTGCGGGGGTCCTGGAGCAGGTCACTTTGTGAAGATGGTCCACAACGGTGTGGAGTATGGTATAATGCAAGCGTATGCTGAAGGATTCAACATCCTAAATGCAGCAAACGATGGTAGTTCTTATGTGAAAGAGGGTGATGCAGAGGTCGCTCCGATGGCGAATCCAAAGGACTACCAATACGATATTGACTGTGCTGAGGTCGCTGAGTTATGGCGTCGTGGCAGCGTGGTTGGTAGTTGGTTATTGGATCTTACTGCGGATGTATATCGAAGCGATCCAAAGCTTGATAAGTTCCCTGGAGGAGTTTCCGACTCCGGTGAGGGTCGCTGGACTGTTCATGCCGCTGTCGATCTGGGTGTCCCCGCTCCTGTTATTACTGAAGCGTTGTATCAACGTTTTGGTTCTCGTAAACTGGGCGATTACGCGAACAGGGTACTGAACGGTATGCGTTATATGTTCGGTGGGCACAATGTTAGATAAATCTATTATATTAGTTGCATGTTTCACCCCACTCGTAATAATTTTTATCGTTATGAAGTTAGCAGTGTGGGTTAGTGCAACCTGGTCTGAAGAGAAGTATGTCGAAGCAGAATCCAGAAAGCAACACGGACCTTATGTGGCAGATGCATATGCAGATGTTGACGAGGAGGAAGAGGAATATTGAAGTAGCAAGAATTATAGATGATGCGATTACTGATTACTACTCTTCTCTAGGTCTACCTGTTCCTAATTGGAAGACAAAAAAAGACCCTGAGTGGTGGACTAGATACCTTATAGACTTGGGTATTGAACCCCGTAATCCTTGAACTTATTATTACGACCACTTGACAATGTAACTGACCCAGTTTGGAGTGTGATTATATCAATCATACTCCTTCTTGTTGCTGTTTTATATGTTGTGATCTATATACTAAAGATTGACCAGAAGGAAAGTGGAGATCCCTAATATATCAGTAAGGGGTTTTGGTATTCCAACCTTACAGGTAGGACAACTGGACATCAGAGATATCAGAACGCAGTCACCACCTGCTTGGTCTATCTCTCCACCCACGGCAGTGCCCATCTACCCACCAGTCACTGAGAGTGTGGGTGTTCCCATTGTCAATGTTCCTGGATGTGTTGAGGCACACAGGGATAGTGGTGAGAATCAGAATCTAAAGAACGAGGATAAAGAGGGGACCTTAGTATATTGTGATGCTGGCACACCTTCTTTCAGTCCTATTGACTATGATACAAATAAACTAGACATCAAACAGGGGACACCTCCTCCCCCTATTGTTCCACCTAGTAAGACACCGGAGCAGACGACACCACAGACTCCAGGCATACCAAAACGACCCTCATGTAAAGAGGGTGAGCAGTATAATCAAGCAAAGAGAGTTTGTGAGATCATTCAGGTACCTCCTAAGGTAGAAGAAGAGATACCTTGGACTGAGCAGTACCTACCGTCACCAGCAGCGGTAACTACTACCGCCTCAATCGCTGTAGTTGCGACGACTTCTGCACTGCTCGCAAAACCTCTCGCTGATCTTCTGTTGAAAGTGGTGAAACCTGTAACGAAGAAGATTGTGAAGAAGATTGCCGCAATACGGAAGAAGAAGATCCCGGTACTATCGGTTTCGTCTCGCCGGGCTGAACAACGGGAGCGGAACCAGGCGATTCAGAAGTTGAAGTCCGCCCTCCGCCAGCGGAAGAGATAGGTTGTGGAATAGTATGACGGTGTGGTCTAATAGCATCAATACTATCTACCATTACATCTGCACAGATGGCAGCATACTTTGTTCCAGGTCTAAAATAAATTCCTGCCTTCTTCAATTCGCCACAATTTTTTAGTCTCGCAATCTCAAAGTCGAGACGTTTGTTGGCAACCAACTGTTCCTGTAATGAGATTTGAGTCTCTGCTGCTCTCTTACAACGTGCCTGTAATCCTCCATCTAGAGGTAGAGATAGTGTGGCAGAGAGACCAATGCTAGTGCTATAGTTATCTTTCTGTCCTGTGCGAACTGGTTTCCTCCAGACTTCACGTCCAGGATTGTCTGGGATACCATCTCCTTGCATCTCCATGACAGTGATAGTCATGTCTGCACCATCTTCAAACCACCTAGTACCATCTTCTTTGGTGGTGGTGTTGTAGTGTGGTTCCCAAGGATAGTTTTTTACATTTCTCTGAACCTCAACTAACCGTCCATCAAAATCGGTCATGTCATATTGAGGTTCAAAGTACATTGACTCGAACGGATCCTTCTTGGATTGTGCGTGTGTAATGTAAGGTGTAAAGTTGGCAGTGGGACCTTGGCAACTGATCCCTCCGCCATAAGTGTTAGTAATATATGGACCTTGTAATACCTGAATGGCTTGGTTGGTCACCGAGCCAGAGCTATTCGCTATCGGATTTGCTGTTGCACTTACACCCCCGACACCTTCCGCCAGTGTGGCAGGGGCAATCGCAAGTTGAGTTAGACATAGGACTACTGGGTAAAGATACTTGTGGTGTCGGTTACGCTTGTAACCTCGGTCACTCTTTGGATGACCGTTTGATTTGAAATGCCCGGACCTCGATACGTTTGAGTGAACTGAAACGCTTCTCCGGGATTTGTTATTTTGAACTGAGGTGAGTTTGCGAAATCCAAAGCCGACTGGGTTGAGGTTACCTGTCCTTCGACTCCTCCCATTGGACTCACTGTCACTGTTGATGTATTGGCTGGTGGTGCTAGAGAACTGTTCCCGTTGTCCACGTTCACGCCGGTTACGGAGTATTCCCATCCTGTTGAATAATCTATAGAGTTGATCGTTTCAGTCACCTTTGAAGTGGTTTCCGTGTGACTAGTCATGCTTCCTTGTGTAAAATTAGGCACAACTGGCACGGAATACCCTGGCGAAGCAATACTAAGCAACGCCAGTGTTGCTAGTATCTGTTTCATTTTTACCGTACGGTAACTTCGGTAACAAATTGGCCGGTGGCACTTGTACCAGCTCCACCCGGCGTCAAGGTAACAACACCTGCTGAAGTAATAGTACCGGCGAGGTCACCTGCAGATCCTGCTGCCGTACTAGTTTGACTAGAGTAGGGACTCACAGCACCAACGGAAGGAGCTGTTGTGGTGATGGCATCTCCGGCAGTGTAAGAAGAACTGAAGGAGAAAGCACTACCAGCGGTTTGCTGAGTAGCAGTGATAGTTGCAGGAGCAGCAACACCATTCGACCCGATGGTTCCCAGTCCTCCCACTACACCAGCCGTGGTGCCGTCTGAAGTCGTCACGCCGTTTCCGGAAATCGCAAGTGAGTTACCAATTCGCTGCACATTAGTTGCAGCAGCATCAACGGTGAGTTGTGTAGAGGTAGTCATGCGGTGCGTTAGGTCTGCCTTTGCGGCACCACCCATAGCCAGCAGAGCTACAATAAAAAGTAATCCTTTCATTGATACTCAGATATTATGCTGTACTGTATATATGATATATAGATGGCGCTCTTCATTATTATGAAAATTTTTCTGGACACTGCGGATACTGAAGTCATCAATCGCCACATGCACACTGGATTGATTGATGGAGTTACAACTAACCCCACATTGATGCTGAAGAGTGGTAGATGTCCTGACGATGTTTACCAGGAACTCATTGACATGGGTCTCACCGATGTCAGCATGGAGGTGGGTGGTAATGCAATGGAGATGCATGAAGAAGGTTTCCGTCTCGCCAAAAAATTCGGATCCTGTGCTACAATCAAAGTTCCATGTACCCCTGATGGTCTCTGGGTATGTAAGCAACTTTCAAGAGAACTGATCAAGGTCAACGTCACCCTGATCTTTAGTGCTGCTCAGGCAATCCTTGCTGCCAAAGCAGGTGCTACATACGTTTCCCCATTCGTGGGTCGCTATGATGACAACAGCATTAGTGGTCTCGAACTTGTCCGATCTATTAGTGAGTTGTATGCTCGCCAAAGTGTGAGGACTAAGGTGCTTGCAGCATCTCTCCGTGATGTGTATAAGGTTACTCGCTGTTTCTATAATGGAGCAGACATTGTGACCATGCCGCCAGCAATTTTTGAGAAGATGTATAACCATGTTCTGACTGACGCTGGGTTGGCAATCTTCAACGATAACTTGGACGAAATCCGTAATGCGAATCATTGATTATCCTGTTTCTGAAGATTTGATCGACCAATGTATTGGAGAGATCAATAGTAAGAAGAAACATGATTGCTGGGGAGTCAGCAAGTGGAAGTGGGGTGCCACACTCCAGACTCTTTCTATGAAGAGTTTTTGTCTGTCGGCAAAACCATGCACAGATATCTACAAGCGGTTGAGGAATGAGACCTCACCTTGGTTACCATTTGTGCCTACTGCTATCAACTACCATGTGTGGTTGCCTGGTTCTGGTATCAACTGGCATAATGATGGTGACTATGTGTATGGTGCCACCCTCCACCTGACTGACTGGCCTGCTGAACATGGTGGTCTCTTCTTGTGGAAGGATCATGATGATAAGTTGCATACAATTCAACCCAAAAGAAACATCCTAGTAATCAATGAGGGTGAAGAAAGGCATGCAGTGACACCTACATGTGTTACTGAGAAAGAAGCTGGTCTTAGAATGTCAGTACAACTATTCTGTACAAAGGAATCTGCTTACCGTATTAGAGGAACTAACACCGGAGGAGGTACGAAGGTCTAATGGAACATAGATTCAAATGCTTGCAATGTAATAAAGAAATGGAAGACCTCGGTAGGTTTACTACCTGTGGTTGCCCTAATGTGATGTCGTATTATAATGGTAAGATTACTGCCATGGATCTTGAGATGGTGGTTGAGGTAGCAATCCCTCAGCGTACCCCTGAGGTCCATAAACCATCCAGTTATCTGAAACCCGAAGACCTCCAGTATCAGGAGCAGAGGAAGCAGAGGAAGGTACGTAGATTGCAATATGATGTGCGATAAATATTGACAAGACCCCTTGGGTCTACTATACTATTGTCAAATACGCTCTCCCAATGTCCAGAGGATTATTCCTTTCCAAGTTCAAAAACTACACTCAAATCTTGGTTGCTGCTGTAGAGGAAAAAACTGATCTAGAATTTGATCACCCCTCCCTCTACGAAAACTTGATTACTCACTACAAAGATCAAGAAGTTTACTTCTATGAGGATCAAGAAAAAAACTACGATGTAGTGATCGACAAGTTGGAGTATGATCTTTTGAACTCAGGTGTAATGGGATGAGGGAAGATCGCCCTTGGGGTTGGTATGAAACTATTGAGGATGGCGAAGGATACAGAGTAAAAAAGATCCACGTCAATCCAGGGCAACGTTTCTCACTACAATTCCATAGAAAAAGATCCGAACATTGGGTCATCATTGATGGTTCAGGTATGGTAACTCTTGGCAACTGTGACCACGATGCTAGACCTGGCAGTTGCTTTACCATAGGTATTGAGCAACGGCATCGTGCCACAGCAAGTGAGGATGGTCTCACTTTTATTGAGGTGCAAAGAGGTGAGTGTAGTGAGAGAGATATTGTTAGACTAGAAGATGACTACGGTCGTCACGCACCGACCTTTCTGGAATTGTTGACATGACATATATGGTGACCGGCGGTGCCGGGTTCATCGGGAGTAACTTCTTACACTTCCTTCGTAAGAGAACTGATGAAGAGATTGTTGTTATTGATAACCTGACATATGCTGCTGACCTGAGGTTCATCCCTAGGTCACAGCAGTTCAAGTTTGAATGGTGCGACATTACAAATGAAGAGCATGTTCACTTCTTATTTGAGAAGTATGCTCCAAGAAAGATATGGCACTTTGCTGCTGAGAGTCATGTAGATAATAGTATTACCAACTACAGACCATTCTTAGAATCAAATGTTGTTGGTACTATCAATCTACTCAACGCATCCCTGAACATGGGGATCGAAAAGTTCCATCACATTTCTACTGATGAGGTGTATGGATCTCTTGAGTATGATGACATAGAACTCTTTACTGAAGACACTCCATACAATCCTAGGAACCCATACTCTGCGAGCAAGGCAGCATCAGATCATTATGTCAAGACATGGCACAACACATATGATCTACCGTATCTGATTACCAACTGTAGTAATAACTATGGAAGGCATCAGCATGAAGAGAAACTGATTCCTAAGATTATCAAACGTGCCATGAAGGATAACATCACCTACATGTATGGTGGTGGTCAACAGATTCGTGACTGGTTGTCTGTGGTAGATCACTGCAAAGCAATCTGGTCTCTGGAAGAACACGGTATCATCAACGATCAATTCAATATTGGTGGTGGATGTGAGATGAGAAACATTGATGTCACCAAGATGGTGCTTGATATTATCGATAAACCTTATGGTCTTATTGGTATCTCAGATCAAAGACCGGGACAGGACAAGCGGTATGCCATAGATCATGGTAAAATAACAAGGACTACGGGGTGGGAACCCGAAATTGAATTTGAACTTGGATTGCGAGCAACTGTATCATGGTACTTAGAAAGATGGGGAATGTGAAATCATTCAACAGTCCAGTCACTCTCTACGGTCCTGGGTTTGTTGGCGGTAGGTATGCTGAGATGTATCCTGACACCTTGATACAGGAACGTGATGAATACAAACCAAAGACTAAGAAGATCCTCTACATGATCTCTACTGTGGACAACTACAACGTCCACAAAGAAGTTGGTTTAGATGTTGATACTAATCTCCGTGTGTTATGTGATGTTCTAGAGCATTGTCGTAACGAGGACATAGAGTTCAACTTCATTTCATCCTGGTTTGTTTATGGTAAGGGTGGCGAGGTTCCTGCGTTTGAGGAGTCTCTATGTAATCCTACTGGGTTCTATAGCATCACTAAAAAGTGTGCAGAAGACTTGATCAAGTCTTTCTGTGATGTATACGACATGAAGTATCGTATTCTTCGCTTGTGTAATGTGTTGGGAGATGATCCCAAAGCATCAAAGCAAAAGAATGCAATCATGTGGATGATCAATCAACTCAAAGTTGACAAACCAATCAATCTATATGATGGTGGTAGTCATCGTCGTGACGTTATGCATGTCGATGATGTGTGTCGTGCTATCAAGATGGTGATTGATGACGGGGATTTGAATACCACATACAACATCGGGTCAGGTAAACCTACCACCATTGCTGATCTTATTGATACTGCTGCTGCTTGCCTGGGTACTAGATCTCATATAGATAGCATCGAACCACCAAAGTTTCACAAGGATGTCCAGACTCAGGACTTCTATCTAGATACAAGTAAACTACAGGAGTTGGGGTTCAAACCCTCCATGGATCACGTTGAGATTGTTGAGTCACTATGTCTCTGAAGAATAAGGTCGCAGAGTTCGTCGAATACTTAGAAGGAGACGGAGAAAAACTATTCCCCTACATGGCAAATAAGGGGTGGAAGCATGGTGACAATGTTTATTATTCTGGTCCCTATTGGGATGAGAAAGAACCCATTGCTGCTATCACCACCCTGCTAGAGGGTAAGTGGTTGCCTGCTGGTGAAGAAGTCAACAAATTTGAACGTGCTTTCTCTAAGCAGTTTGGATTTGGTCACTCAATCATGGTGAACAGTGGATCATCTGCCAACCTGGTGATGATTGCTGCTCTCAAGAAGTATTTTGATTGGCATGATGGTGACGAGATCATCGTCTGCACCTGTGGTTTCCCTACCACTATCAATCCCATCATCCAGAACGGTCTCAAACCAGTATTTGTAGACATCAACTATGATGATCTCAACTGGGACCTTGATCAACTAGAGTCTAAGATCACTCCCAGAACCGTGGCGCTTTTTTCTTCGCCTGTTCTGGGAAATCCCTATGACTTCGATAAGTTCATCGAGATTGTCGATAGGAATAACCTGAGGTATATCGCTGACAACTGTGACTCGCTCGGTTCCAAGTGG